CTAATATTGGGATAGAGGAATTAAATAGGGTAAAATCTTATGCCTTAGAAGGTAGGGAAAATAACGAAGAAGCTTGTGGAATTATCCTTAAAAATAATAAGGAAGTTTTAAATTTAAGGAACGCTCACCCTGTCCCAGAGGATAGCTTTAGAATTACCTTAACTGACTTTAAAAAAGAAGATATTTTATTATTTTGGCACTCGCACTTTAAGGACTCTCATCAAGGAAGCTTTACGTCCCAAGATTTAGCCTTAGCTAATTATTTAAACATACCATCTTTGCTTTACCACGCCCATGAAGATTTTAATAACTGGGATTATTACGAACCTTCAAACCCCAATCCTTATCCATTAAATAAAATTAATTATAGTCCCGATGAAATAGAATTTTACTTAGGATGGCGTTTTGATTGGGGGCGGACAGATTGCTTTGCATTAGTCCGTAGATATTTCTTAGGTGCTTTAAATATAGAAATTGGGGAATGGAAACGCCCAGAAGAACCGCCCAGTAACGGTAATCTTAATTGGTCATTTGAGGATTATTGGGATTTCTCCCAAAGTTTTAATAAATTACCATTACATTCTTCCCAATTTAAGCTAAATGATATTTTTGGCATTGCCTTAAGAGGTGGCGGAAAAGCTAATCACTTAGCTGTATTAATTAACCCAGAATTAAACTTAATCCTTCACAGTCCTGGTGTGCGCCAAAAAAGCAGGTTGGATGTTTTTGACGATAATTGGCGAAAATTAGTGGTTAATCACGGGAGGCTAAAATAATGTTAACTAAAATAATCCTTAAGGGAAATTTAGGGGAAAAGTTTGGGGAAGAGTTTAATGCAAGCGTAGAAAATCCTAAAGAGGTAATTGATTTTTTATCCTCGCAATTCCCCGACTTTAAAAACTTTGTACTTTCCCAAAGGGAATCTCAATATAAGATAACTTGCGTTGGCGAAAATTGGGAAAAAGAATTAACGCCGCATGACCCCAATCTCCAACTCTTCCCTATTTCTGGCAAAACAATAATCATAGAAGAGGTTTTCGAGGGTAGCGGGGATGGGTTTATGCGATTTCTTTCACCCATATTATTAATTAGTGTGGGGATTATAACTAGTAATACGGCTCTAATTGTTGGCGGAATTGTCCAAGGACTCCAAAGTATTTTATTTGGATACCCACCTAAACCAACGGAAGACAAGCGTAGTGTAAATTTCCAGGGAGGCAGCGCTAGAACTCAAGAGGGAACGCCTATCCCGATAGCTATTGGCAGTCAGGTAAAAATTAAGGATGTGATGATATTGACTTACGATATAGTGTCGGAATATACTAATGTCGGTGGCGGCGGTAGTGGCGGAAAGGGTAAATAATTATGGGATTTGGTAGGAAAGAGAGGGAAAATGCGCCCGTTAGTGGCACAACTAAAGATTATATTAGAGGCATTGCCGGACTTTGCGAGGGAGTGATTGAGGGTTTACCCAATGGAAGTAAGGATATTTCCCTAAACGGGACTCCCTTACAAAACAGTGACGACAGCTTTAATTTCCTGAATTTTTCTTGGGATTTAAGAGTTGGGACTAAAGATCAAACAGCTTTTCCGAATGGCTTAAACGAAACTTCAATAGACAACACTATAAATGTTGAAGTAACCAATTCTTTAAGCGCAACCCGCACCGTATTTAATGCAGATGTTACAGCTTTAAGGATTAGGCTGGCTATTCAATTAGATAATAAAGGGCAGGAAGATAGCATAACTTTTAGGATTTTAGTTAAGGAAGGTAGCGGTGGTTCTTTTATTGAGAAAGCCGTCCCTACTATTAGTGGGAGATTTCCTACATTTACTACTTTCCAATACTTCTACCAAGTAGATGAAACTTTAGACGAGTATTCCGTAAGAGTAGAAAAAATCTCTGATGATTCTGTAACAACAGATTTAGTAAGATCCTTACAATGGTTAACTTTTACTGAAGTTGTTCAGAAACAAATTGCTTATATCGGCACAGCCTTAATTGCCTACAATTTTAATAGTGAGTTGTTCACATCCGATCCAGAAGTTTCGTTATTTTTAGCTGGCAGTATTTTTTCTATTCCCACTAATTCCACTATTAATACTTTAAGGACAGATAGAGGATTAACTTTTAGCGGTGGTTGGGATGGAAACTTTTTTACTCCAACTTTGGCGACGACTGACCCAGCTTGGGCGGTTTATGCTTTATTTACTAGGAGTAGGCAGGACGGCGGTTTAGGTTATTCCACTACTCAAGTTAATAAGTGGGATTTATACCAATGCTCCGTTTATAATAATGTATTAATAAGCAATGGTTTTGGTGGTACAGAAAGGCGTTACAGTTTTAACGGCTTAATAACTCAGCAGCAAGTAACAATTGAAACAATTAGGGGAATTTGTGCGACTTTTGCAACAAAACCTTATTGGGACGGAACTCAGTGGCGTTTTTGGCAACAGCGACCTACGACTGTGTTGCCAAGAATTTTGTGTAACGCTGACGTAAGAGACGGGAAATTTTCTCCATCACAAGGTGAGTACCAAGCGATAACCACAGCTTGCAAAGTTTGGTACACCGATCCAACTAATGATTATGAACAAAGTCCTGAACCAGTGGAAGTAGCTGAGGCAATAACTAAATATGGATATCATCAGGAAGAATTTACAGCTTTAGGAATTATTACTCGCGGCGCGGCTATTAGAGCGGGGCGCAGAATTATTTACAATTCGCTACCTAAATATAATAAGCAAATTACTTTTGAGTGTAGACCTCATGCAATATTTTTTAAACCTGGAGAGGTGGTACAAATCGCCGATAGTGCTAGAGGTAGGCAAAGAAAAGCTGGGCTTATTTCATCTGCCACTTCTACGGCTATTACTTTAGATGCTCCAACGTCTGTTAGTGGAAGTGATGCGGTAATTGTTTTAACTTTAACCGACGAATCTAATAATATCTATACCTTAGAAAGAGATATCTCAAATGCAGCAGGAACGCATACGATAATTAATGTTTCGCAGTCCCTTTCGGTATTGCCATTGCCACACTCAACGTGGCAAATAGTAGACGGATCGGTAACTTTGCATCGTTACCAAATTTTAGATATTAGTCCATCCGACAATCCATTATTTTTTAGCATTACTGCTAAACTTTATGATCCGGATTTAGAAAGTAAAATAGAGTCTGGAATAAGTATTACGGAATGGCCTGCCATTAACAGACCTCCTGCCGTTATGACTCCTCCCAATAACCTTGTCGTAAATATTTTAAGTGATGAAGTAGGGATAGAGTCTTATTGGGAACAACCTACAAGAATAGGCGGAGGGTTAGAAAGTTATACAAAATCTTATATTGCAGAATATAAGATTGGGCTAAACGGAAGTTGGGGAAACAGAATTAGTACCGTAAATTTATATGCTTCTTGGAATTTTCCCACAATTTTAACTACCACTTATTACGTTAGGGTCGCTGCTATTTCAACGGAAGGTAAAACTTCCCAATGGGTCGTACAATCCAAAGCTTATGCACAGATAAGTTGGACTGGATTAAGTGAGGATTCCTGGCTTACTGTGGGAGAAGATGAATGGTTCGGAATGGGTGTATAATACAATACTAAACAATACTAAGGAGGTAATTAAATATGCCCACTTTAACGGGATATAAAAGGGATACTTTAGCGGATTTATTAGCGATTCCCGCCGATAAAAGAGCAAACGGATTAAATATAAAAGTCCTAAGTCTTAGGAGTTGGTTTCAGTTTGAATCTTCAGCATCGACTGGAGGATTCGCTCCTGACGACAACCCCAGTACGGGGCGGTGGTTTCCTGATCAAAACGCAACAGGAGTTTTAACCACTTTATTAACGGGATTTTCTGTAGGAAGCGCGATAGCAATAGCCGCAACCGACACTATTTTGCAAGCCTTTGGAAAGATCCAGTCCTTGCTTAATTCTAAGACGGATAAGTTATTGGTAATTAATTCCCAAACCGCATCTTATACCCTAGTTTTAAGTGACGCAGACAAGTTAGTAGAAATGAATGTCTCCGCAAGCAATAACTTAACAATTCCGCCCAATGTAGATGCGGCTTTCCCTATTGGGACACAAATTTTAATTGCCCAATATGGATCGGGACAAACAACTTTGGTAGGAGGAGTTGGCGTGAATTTAAGAAGCGATGGTAATAAGTTGAAAATCTCCACACAATACTCAGGTGTAACTTTAGTTAAAAGAGGTGTTAATGAGTGGTATGTGTTCGGGAGTTTGGCGGCATGATATTAAGTAATAATGGAATTATTCAGTCGGGTAAAAGCTTAGGTGGCGGGGGTGGTGGCGGTGGTGCAGATCCTTTTGCCGCAAACGTAGTTCTGTTCCTGAAAGGAAATGGATCAAGTATTATTGACAGTTCACCAACTCCTAAAACAATTTCTGTTTTTGGCACTGCTCAAATTAGTACAGCGCAAAGTAAATATGGTGGCAGTAGTCTTTATTTTGATGGCACAAACAATTGTTTTATAGGTACACCAGTAGATAGCATTTATACTCTAGGGTCAGATAATTTCACTTTAGAGATGTGGGTGTATCCTTACTCCACTTCCCCTAACGGGATCATGGCTTGGAATGCCAACGCGACAATGCCTAGCCTAGCAACACTTAATCCTGTGTATTCTAACTTTGGTGGTACTTTTTCTTTCTGGAGACAAAACGCAACTGTAACAGGATTGCAGCAATTAACTATTAATACATGGCAACATCACGCCTTAGTTAGAAGTGGCAATAACTTTAAATGGTTTTTAAACGGTACATTAACCGTCAGTTTTAGCTCAACTGAAAGCTTCACAGGTGAAAGAATTGTGATAGGTACAAATGGTGTAAATGGTTATTTAGCATTTGCTCAATTCTATTTATCTCACCTGCGGTTAACAAAAGCGGTCAGGTATACCTCAACTTTTAACCCTGAAACTGACACTTACTTGAATGTTTATTTATGAAATTCAACAACTA